AGCCCCGACTTTGGGGAACAGCGCTTCCGACACATTCAGCTGTCGGGTCTTCTGGCGATTGGAATAAGTGACGTAGCCCGCCTCGAACCAGGCCGAACTCCCGGGAATCCGCGTGATCGCCTCGGCGATACCGCCGCCGGTGCACGACTCGGCCGTTGTGACGTGGGCATTGAGAACCTGCAAGCGTCGGCCAAGTTCAGCGGCGAGTTGAGTAATTTCCTTCACGGTCATCTCCTGGAGTGGACGGGCGTTTGCCTACCCTACAGGAGCCCATGGGCCATGCAAGTTACAAGAGACTAACGCGCGACAGCCCGGACATACGCCTGGCAGGCGCGCAAGGCGATCATGGCGTTATCGCCGTCGTCGGTGATGCCGATAATTCGTTGAGCATGCGCCGGGTCAAGTCGGGCTCGCGGGGCGCCATGAACCACGCTGCCGGGGGTGGCGGTGGCTGGCATTGGGCAGCCGCTGGCTGAGTCGCTGGCGTCGAGAAGGACTGACAACCGCACATCAGCAGTGGCCAGGCGATCCCGCAGGTGAGCCTGATCGCGCTGTGCATCGGAAAGCTCCCGGGTGTGTTGTTGGTCGCTGGCGCTGAGTTGTTGCTCCAGTGCCAGCCGTTTGTCCTGTTCCAACCGTTGTTGACGCTGAGCCGACAGGCTTTGTTGGCTCAGCGCTTCGGCGTGCAGCACCTCCAGGCGCTCAAGTTGGATGCCATACCGCCAAGCCTGTACCTGCCAGGCAATACCCGCCGAGACCACCACCAACAGGAAAAAGCCAATCAGGCGATACGACGTCAGGAGGCCCATAACACCGCCTTCGCCCGGGCCCACAACTGCGTGCGGTTCTCCAGACCGTTGAGGCCGCCATTGATACGCCGGGTGATAGTGGTGAACTGGTCCTTGTCAGCCAGTTCGTTCAAGCCATTGCTCTGCCAGAACCACGCGGCGGATTCGCAGGCCCATTGCGGTTGCTCCAGCAACTCCGGTTGCTGCAGCAGACGCTCATCGCCGAACAACGCCTGGCTGCACGCCAGGTAGTTGCGTCGGCCGGTGATCTGGATCAGGCCACGGCCACGGTATTTCTGGCCATCGCCATCGGCTTCGGGGGTGTTGCCGAGGCGGGCGGCCAGGGTGCCGGTGTCGTATTTGCTCAGGTATTGATCACTGCCCAGTTCACGTACGTAGCGCAGTTCGCCGGATTCGTGGCCGATTTGGGCGAGGAAGGCGGCGATGCGTTTGGGGGTGGTGATCTGGTAGTGGGCCATGGCAGCGTTTAAAGCAGATATAAAAACGCCGGCTCTAAGGCCGGCGCCGGGCAAAATTGCCTGAAGCTGCGAAATTTGCATAAAAACTCCGTCAGGCATTACTCCACCTGCTGTGAAATCCAGCCTGGAGCCTTTGGACGCTTGTCCATTGCCGGAAACTCCACAGCCTGGGGCCAGTCTCGAAGTTGTTGCAAATAGGTAAGCAACTCAAAAAACTGCGCGCTACTCAGCGTCGTATTTGCTGCCATATCGGCTTCATCTCGATGGCGTTCGCGTAGCCATTTGATGCTCTCAATCTGAGAGTTCCGCCAATCACGTTCCAGACTCTGCATAACCGGCCCGTCTTGAGGTACGGGAATTCCGCCCTCCTCCAGCCATTGCTCATATTCGGCCCAGAAACGGTGAGAACGCGGAACCGTTGCTCTATCGACCAAGCGTAAAACGGTATCTGGATCATGTGTCAACTGATAGCTCATAAGCCCTCCTAAAGTTCGGCATCAGCCGCTGCGTGGATGTAATAGGACTGCGTGCCCAAACTGACATCCGAGTTGTCCACCCAGACGGACCGGGTTGATGCGGTATAGGTTCGCGCATTGCCGGATGAGACCAGGTCACTGCCAGATCGCCATTGGCCGGGGGCCCCAGTGCCAAGTGCACGGTAGAGCGTTGTGCTGGGGATAGCACGTTTCTCGACCTTGAAAGACCACTGAGTCGCCGGCTGCCCCGAAGAAGCCACCTGCCCTTGCATAACAATTGAAATCAGCGAACCCGCCGTAGATCCCGTCGAGTCACCAGGTGCAACATCTTGACTAAAGGTTTTCTCGTAGTAGCGCTGACAAAGGCTCAACTCCTCCCCGTTGGTTCTTCGCTCAAAGAGAGTTGCTATGGGCCCTTCCTCCAACTGCACCTGAGCCAAGTCGATCGTTTGCAGTGAGTTCAGTGCAAGATCAAACTCAATCCGCAGGCAATCGCTGTCTCCAGCGCCCAACGTCTTGCCAGCAATGGACGGAACCTGAAACGTCGCCTGGCACCTCGTCCAGCCATTCGTCACCTGAAACGAGTTAACCAGCGTAGTGGCCGGGAGAGATCCACCATTGCCGAAGTACTGCGTAATCGAAAAAGTCACACGACGCGGCGCATCACCACGGACCCAAAACGAAACCGTCGCCACTTTTCCAGCCAGAGTTCTTACCGACTCAATTTTTTGCGAAATTTTATGAGTGGTTGCGCCCGAACCGGCCACCACCTGCTGCCAGCGCAAGAAAAACCGCGGTTCGTTGGGTACATCAGTCTGACCAGGTACAAAGCTCTGCCGAGAGAGGTTCACCCCGGCAGCACCGTCCCAATCACAGCGAAATCGGTCGGCGAGAAACCCGCCGACATTGGGCCCAGCATTGACTACACCTCTCTGCCAAATATCAAACCCGCCATTGATAACCAGATTCTTGCGATAAACCTGAACCGGAAAATTTTGCTGCGGGTCCAGCTTTGCCAACTCTTTAATCGCCAACGCCAGCTGATTGTTTTGGGACTCGTTCGGTACTAAACCGGCAGCAGTAATTGCGTTAACGATCTCCTGCGTAACCCCATTCCCCCAAGCCGCCGGAATCAAACTCCCCGGCGTCCCGGTCACCGGGTTCTCATCCACAAACTTGCCATTCACCAGCCCAACGCTGGGCACACTCTTTGGATAATCCACGCTTCTACCCTCTAGTCATAATTGATGTGCACCTGCGTATGAGCAGGTGCGCTGCGATGAATCAGGCACTCCAGGGCGTTCCCCGGATTGACGCCAAACCGCTCTCCCCAATAACTCGCCCCAAACCGCCGCCCCAGGTGCTGGCGGCCGCCGGTGTTGAGCGTCCACATGAAGTGCGCCTGCCAGGTGCCAAAATGCGCAGCGCCGAACCGTGAGCGGCCCATGCGCGGGGCGCGGTGCTCTGTGACACTGGCGTCGGGATAACCCTGGCTGCGGGCGATTTCGATGTAGTACGCGGCGCGCTGGCTGCCCACCGCCAACAGCCGTCTACGCACCGCCAGGCGACGGTCGTCGTACAGCGGGCTCAAGCCCAGGCAGGGATCGGGCAGTTGCATCACCCTTTCCCACTCCGGCACCAGTTCGCTGACGGTCGCGGGGTCCATTTCGTTTTGCAGGTCGCAGGCCCGGGCGTCGATGCGTGTGAGTTCTTCGGCGATGCCTTTGAGCACCGTCTCCAACTGCGGCACGGTTTCCAGATCCCAGGCCGGACCGCTGGGCAACAAGGCGGTCAGTTGTTCTTGATACTGGCCGGCAGTTCTTACTCCAGCCATGTGATACCTCCGAACACCAGCAACTGATTCGTCTCCGCTGTAACGTCCGCCAACGGGTTTGTGAGGGTGTGATCGGTCTCGCCGGTCGCAGTGCTGATCGCTTCGGCGATATGGGTCAGCAACAAGGTGTCGCCCAAGCCGGCCTCGCGGTTGTGCAGGTCACGCAGTTGGGCCTCGACAGCCGCGCGCACGGCGCTGGTGTCGGGGGTCAGGCGCAGTTGGTAAGCCACCGGTTTCATCACGGGCGCCAACACATACACATCAGCGGTGACGGGCCGCAGCGGCTCGATATGGGCTTGAACCTGCGCCAGCTGCGCGGTATTGGGGATCGGCTGCGGGTCGTCGTCACGCATCACGAACACCCCCACCGTCCCCGGCCCCAGGTAATTGCCGCGACACCACGCGCGGGTAATGCCGGGCACTTCGAGGGACCAGGTCTCGTAATCCTGTGCTGAACCGCCCTGGGGGATAACGCGATAGGAACGAATCACCCGCGCCCGCAGCGACTCCAGGGTTTCTCGCGCCACACCGCCGGTCAGCCCCGGCGCCAGCACGGTAAAGGTCGAACCAATACCTTGCAGCGGTTGCACCGCGATCAGGCTCAGCCCGGCGTCAGCGTTGCCCAGGGCGCCGGCATCTATCGCCTGTACCGTGGCGGTGTTGAGGCCGACATGGGTGGTGCCCGCAGCGGTGACTTTGAAGCTGCGACCATCGCTGGCTTGCAGCACCGTATCCACATCCAGCACCGCGCCCGCCGCTGCGGTAAAACTCACGCTGCCACTGGCGGCCACCGCCGCCTTGCGCGCCTGGTTCAAACGCAGCGCGGCGATGCGCTCCAGGGTGGATTCATCCGCGGTATCCGGCAGGATCTGCTCAGCGATCCAATCGAGATAACCGTACAGGCCGAACGCCGCACCACTGAGTGTGCGCGCCAGGACCTGGGCATCGGACTGGCGCAGCGAATCGCTGGCCAGGTCGCTTTGGGTGCGCTTGATCAGCACCGGCAGCGAAGGGGTTTCAAACGGCATAGATCACCTGCCAACTGTTATCAGGGTTGATGTCCAGGCGCTCGCCATCGGCCAGAGTCAGCTGCGTGCGCAGATTGAGCCGCTGGGCGTCGAGGCGTTCACTGAGGACTTCGATGGCGCTGCAATGCCCGTCGTCGATCAGCCATTGCAGGGCCTCGCGGGCATAGAATTCGGCGTCCAGTTGCGTCTGGCGGGTGAGCTTGAACCGGCGCAGCAACCACAGCCTCGAGCCGATACGGTCGTCGGCCACGCTGGGGAAACTGTCGCCCCACCAGCCGAAACGCTCGTCATCGTCAACGGCATCGTCGGGCGCGGCGCGACGCCAGGTGAACAGGCTGATCAGCACCGAACGGGTCAGGGCATTTTTCAGGTTGTCGGAGACAAACATCACTGGCCTCCCGCCGGCGCGCCGGTCTGGCCGCTGCCGGGCTGTACGCCCACATGCACGTGCCGGATCTGGCTGATGCCGCCGGCAATCTGATCGCCCTGGGAGATGATCTTGCCGCTCTGGGTCAGGGTCGGCGTATCAATGTTCACCGCCTGGCTGGCGCGGATATTCAGGGTGCCGGTTTCAATGTCGATCACCCGCCCGCGCTTGAAGTGAACCTTGTCGCCTTCGTCGGTGTAGATCGCTACTTCGCCCGGCGCCAGGGACTGCAACCGATAGCGACGGTCAGCCACCACCAGCACGATGGCATGAGAGCGGTCCCCGCCCAGGAACGTGGCGATGCCTTCAGCACCGGCCAGCGGATTGCTGGTAAAACCGTAGGGTTCGAAGTGCTCCATGTCGTCGTTCACTTCGCCTGCGGTCAGGCGCATTTGCAGCGATTGCAGCTTGGTGGCCGAGTGGGCGAGCACGACAGTGCCGCGCGCCAGCAGGCGAGTCAGTAGGCTCATGGAAATTCCTTGATGGTTAAGCGGATGGCAACGGATTGGCATCAAAGGTGGACGGCGGCGCCACCTGCAGGGTGGTAATCGAACCTTGGTCGGAGAGCGACCAGGTGACTTTGGAGATCAACATGTCCTGATCAAATCCCAGCACCGGATCGATCACCCGCACCAACAGGTTGTGGCGCCACAAATCGCCGTTGGACTGCCGCCAGCCTTGCACGGTGTAAGTAGTCGTCAGGGCTTTTCCGGTACGGGTGGCGCGTTCCCAGTCGGCGCGTTGCTGGGCCAGCTCGGGGGTCAACTGCGTCGGCTCGCTGATCACCGTGACGCGTTTTCGCGCGGCTTTTTCATCCCAGGAAATCCCTGAAACCTCACTGACCGCCGCTGCACTTTTCTGATCATCGCCCTTGTGCTGGCCGATGACGCGGTACTCGGAAAACACCGAGCCAAAGTCCATCGGTGCGTTAGCCGAAAGGATGTTCTTGCCCAGCTCCAGGCTGTCATTCGCACGCCCTGCACTACCGGGCAATGCCAGCACCAGGCGTCCGTCCGCATCGTCGGTGGAAAACACCCGATACAGCGTCAGCAAGCGGTCGATGGACTGGAATACCGTCTCCCCGGGCACGATGCTGTGGGTATGCAAACGCGTGGTCTCGGCAATCTCGCTGTGCACCTCGATGCCATAGGTGGCCGTCAGCGCACGGACGATGCTCAGCAAGTTTTGCCCGCGCCACTGGCCGGGCTGGTTGATCGCTGCGCAGTCCACCAGATCCTGCGTCACTGAAGCGCCCTGAATACTCAGGCTGATCTGCTGGCCGTCGTAACTGACGGGGGCCTTGAACACAAAGCCAGTGAGCACCAGATCGCAACCGATGCGCACCTGGCAACGGGCGCCGGGCTTGATCGGCGCTGTCAGGGTTTGCCCGGGCCATTGCCAGGTGACGCTGAGGGTAAAGGTGCGAAATTGACGCTCCAGGTCGGCGCTGATTTCCACGCTTTTCCAGCCGCCATAATCCAGGCCATCCACGGTCAGGGTGACGGTATTGTCCAGCTCATTCATGGGTTACTCCCTGACCACTTGCAGGTCCGCCGGTGGCAGGAAGCCCGGATGGGCCACCCGATTGCGCTGCACCACCTCGCCCACTCGCGTCGCGTCACCAAAACGCTGATACGCCAATAGCAAGGCCGGCATGCTGCGCATTGGCGTCAGGTTGACCAGCCGTACACCGGACGATGCCACCGCCGTCAGATGCGTGAACATCTGTTGGCGCAAGTCA